ATTTCCTTGTCCAGCTCGATGTAGTTGATGGACCCCACGTAGTCGGGCTTCGGGTAGTAGTACGACCCGGGCGAGAACGGCTTGACGTACAGGATTTGATGCGGGTACTCCTTCTTGTCCTCGGGGTTAAAGCACCGCACCTTGACGGGTTCGATTTGCTTGTTCGACCAGTCCTCCGAGTAGTAGTAGAACTCCACCTTTTCGTCGTCGTTGACCTCGCCCGAACGGATGCGCTCAAACGGGCAGTGCTTCACCTTTTTAATGGAGGTGCGCCCAAGGTTGTACGCAATCTCCAACGCGAAGCCGCCTTGAATCTTGAGGTCGAGGCACGCCTTGCGTATCTCGTCGTCCAACCCCCACTCCTCAAACTTCAACCGCGCCTCAAGGGTGTCGGCTTGCACCCCGTCGCCGAAAATCATGTAAGCGATGGACGTGCAAAGCGCGTTGTGTGTCGCGCTCGAATGGTAGAGGTCGATAAGGTACTGCGGGAACATGTTGTCGTCCCCGTAATTCATCCAGCCCTCGCGGCTTGAAAACTCCGCGTAGCTCTTTGCTTGGTATTCTTTGAGTTGTAGTAAGTCCATCACTCGTAATATACGACGTTGTCAGGGATAGAAATATCGGGCGTCGTCCATGCGGCCTCGGCGGTCACGCGGGCGGCTCCCGTTTCGCAAATGCCAACCACCGCGCCGTTCGTTGGGTCGGTGTTGGATGAGCTGTTTTGGCCGTACACGGTGTACGTGTAGAGGCCGGACTGGGCGATAAGCACCTCACCGGCCGCATCCGCGTCCGTCGGGAGGTCGAACTTGGTCTCCCTTGCATTGTCGACCGACGTGTTGAGCACCGCCGCGTGGGTTGCCTCGGTGGCTTCGTTTGTTAGGACGATGAGGTAGTGCGTAAACGTAGCGAGGTACTTCCGCGCTTGGAAGGGCGAAAGGCTGACAACGTTCGAGGCGGCGTTTGGTGTGAGGTGTATCATGGTATCAAAAAAAGGGGAGAGCCAACGCCCTCCCCCTCCTTTTGTAACTATAAACGGTCCCAAGGCGTTTGGCCCGGTGTTTATTACGGTGTCACGTTGAAGGTGACGCTTCCGGCTTCGGCGCTTGTTCTATCCAAGAATGGTGCAGGAATGCCTTCCTCGGCGGTGAACTCCAACGTAAACCCGTTGAGGTCTCCAATGGCGGTTCCCGTCGCAAGGCTTCCTCCGGTCAATTCTGCGCCACGGGTGTGGCCCATGACGAAGTAGTTGTCGTTGAGGTCTTGCACGACAATGATAAGGCGGCCTTTGGCCAGTTCCTGAATCTCTGCAACGTCAGCCGCCACGGGCTTGTTGCAAACCAACGAAAGGACCTGCGAGTAGAAGACCGTGCCGTTCTCCACCGATGCGTTCACGGTTTGGGTCAGGCTTGACGTGTTCTTAGGGCTCACGAAGTCCTGCAACGCAACCCCGGCGGTCGAGTTGTCGATTTCACCGGGTGTTGTTGCGCCTACTGCGGTCCAAATGCCGTCGGTGAATGGTGCCGCCCCAATCCAAACCTGTTTCACACCTCCGAGGGCGTCGCGGCAAGGTAAAGAGCGTCCTGTTACTGTAAGGCTACAAGCCATGATTTCAGAGGTTTGGAAGATGCAGGGGAGCCCTTTCGCTCCCCCGCGTTCTTCGGGTTTATATTATCCGTTGCGGCGAGAGATGGCGATGGAGCCCTCGTCGACGATTTGAGTTCCGCCGCTGAACTGCATGATGACGCGGGTCACGTCGTCACCAGTCACGTCGCGCAGGTTCAAGATGCTCGCGTTCACGTGGTCGGTCAACAAGTCGGTACCGAAGTACAACTGGTTGGGGTTGCAGAAAATGATGGTGTCGTTCGCCATACCTGCGGGGCATACGATTGGGAAGCCGAGGTAGGTCAATGGACGCCCCTCACCCAAGAAAGTTGGGCTAAATGCGGCGGCATATCCAGAGCCGTTGGTCACGGTCAACCCGGACATGGCGCGTTGCAACAAGAACAACGACTTCTTGCTCATGTAGATGACCGCGTTGCTGTCGCCCTGCACCTCGCTTGGCGCGTTGTCGACAATGTCGTCCAAACGGGTCAAGATACCTGTGGTCGCGGCGTTGTCAGCGGTGAAAGCACCACTACCGAGTTTTTCGTAACCGGGTGTCGCGTCTACAAGTTGATGGCACAAGCCGTCAAAGGAAGTGCCCAAGCGCCCAGCGCCCGTGTTGCCTCCGTCGGTGGGGTCGTAGTTACCGCCCCAAATGTTAATTTCCACATTCTCAGCAACCTTAGCGGCCACGTACTGGGCCACGTAGGTTGTGAAGTCGGCAGGGGCCGCGCTGTTCTGTCCAGACATTTGGGCGCTCTCCCAAGTGGCCCGGAGGTCTTCGTTGCAGACCTGCTCGTTGACCTTGAGCGGGCTTGTTGCCAAGACGGCTTCCCCGAGGGTCAACTGTCCGGCGGCAGTAGAGAAAGCGCAGTCGTCGTTCGCCTGGATGGCGGCGCCGGAGAACTTCCGGAGGACGGCTTTGCTGTGGACATTTTGCAACACGCTCACGTAGTTGTTCGCGATGGTGTCAGCTGACAGGATAGCCGCCGCCACGTATGGGCGAGCCGCTTCACCTGCGTAGGTTCCAACGCCGATGCTGGCGTTGTTGAATTTGTAAAGGCTCATTTCTGAGAGAATTTAGAGTGGAGGGCGGCGACGCGCTCCTGTAGTGAAAGTTTAGACAAATCAAGTGGCTCCGCTTGCGCCGTTGGGGTGGCGTGCTTGAGCATGGGAACGGCTTCGTCTTTCATCTCTGAAAGCTCGGCCTTGACGGCGGCCAGTTCCTCGGCAACGGGGTCGGCCTCGGGGGCTTCCTCCGTCTTGGGTTCTTCTTTGGGTGCCTCGGGGTTGACGTCGGACATTTCTTCTTTGTCCTCGTCCTTCTTTAGGGCTTCAAACGCGGCTTGAATCATCTCCTCAACCTCTGCGCGAGTGACGTAGGTGGGCTTCTTTTTGTCCTCGTCGTCGTCTTCTAGTTCGACCTCGACTTCAAGTTCCTCGGTAGCTTCCTCGGTCACCTCTTCGGTGGCTTCGGGCTCGTCGGCGCTCTGCTCGACGCGCGCTTCTTCCGCCACGGGCTCTTGGGCTGGTTCCTCGGCGCCTTTGATTTCCTCAATGGCACCGCCTTCGCCTACAACCATCAACCGGCCGTCAGCCAATTCGTAGTCGCCAGCGGGGACGGAGATGCGTTCGCCCTCGTCGTTGATGATGTAGGCCTCTGCGCCTGCGGCAAACTCGTCGTCGGTGTAAACCACCGTGCCGTTTTCAAGTGTTACCTCGGCCAGTTCGGTGCTTTTTTCCTCTGTGACGGTCAAGTTGACGTCGAATTTGTTGAGGATGTCTTGCACGCGTTGTTGGATGTTCATGGGTGTGCGTTTTGTATTAGACGGATGAAGGAGGCGAATGCTTACGCCGTGCATTATTTTTTTTCTGACTTGGGGTGTCCCTTGGGCAAGAGGTCGTTGTCGCCGGTGTATTTGGCGTTTTGCGGCCTGCCATTTTTTACGAGGTAGAGGAAGGCGTTGACCCTCGCGTACGCCCATTGCTGTTGGCTCGTTACCCGTGGGCTGTGTGACGTTTGATAAGCACCAACCCCGCGTTGGTAGACGACCTTGAGCTTTGCAACACTTACGCCGTACCCGAGTTTTTCTTTGTAGCGTTCGTTGAAGTCGTCGCTCTTTTTTTGCAATGCTTCTTCCACGGACTTGGGAACTTTGACCTTGCCCTCGCTGGCGGCCGCCCCGGGTTTGTTCTTGTCGCTTCCCCTCTTGGGGTTGCGGTTGGGTGTTCCGGATTTTGGTGCTTTACGGCTACGACGCACCCCGCCGCGTGGCCCTACCTCTGCAAGGTTGTGTTCCTTGCACGGCATATACCAGGTCTTGCCTTCAAACTCGTGAGTGTGAAAACCTTGACACCCGATGTCTTTGGCCGCTTTTTCTGCCGCCTCTCTCGTCGCATACGCCAAACGGTCGTCAATTATTGCCGTGTTTTCGTCGACCACTTTGCTTTCCAACAATGTCTCGGCCATGATTTGAACCGCGACCTTCTCAAGCTCTGACAGCGTCTCAAACTCGCGCAACTTGGCGTCGGCCCACCGCTTGCCCGCTTTGCCACCCCACAACAGGTAAGAGATGTATCCGCACTCGCTCGGGTCGCCGTTGTCGTAGTACACCTCCGCACGCGCCAAATAGGAAGCCATGCGTTTGACCGTTTCACGGCTCAAGGGTTGACGCTTGGCAAGCTGTTGAGCGCGAACCTTGCCCGTCTGCGTGGCGCATTTGTTGCCTTCCTTCTCGTTGAGCTCAATGCCGCGCTTCGCGTTGTTCACCACGGCGTCCGGGTAGTCTGAATACGTCTCAAGCTCCAACACGTTCAACACCGCGTCAACCACGTCGTAGCCCATCGCGGTTTCCTCCTCTTGCTTTTGCATCTTGTCGGCAAAGTACCCTTCAATCGAGAAGCCCTTGACCTTGCCCTCTTTGACCCAGTCTTGCCAAATGGCCTCGTTCTCCACTTTGACGGCCACCATCCACGTACCTACCGGAACGTCGAGGTCATACATGGCCGACTTGTCTTTCTCCTTGTCCTCCACGAGCCACGACTCGACCACGGTCAGGCCGTTGATGGCGTGCTCGTGCTCTAAGGTGTGGGCTGTTTGGCGACCTTGTTGAAGGTAGAGCTCGGCCGCACGGCGCACGGTGTCCTTTGAGAAGTAGACGTAGAACTCGCCCTCGGCGTTCTTGCGGTAGATGGGTTTGTCGGGCACAAGGGCCGGCCCCATGAGGATGCGCTTGTCGTTGTCCACCTCAGCAAAGGTGACCTTTTGTTCTTTCAAGGCCACGAAGTCCAGCTCGATGGCCGGACGGTCCACGAGGGAGATAGCTTCAATGCCGAACACCTCGGCCTCCTCGTCGATTATCAATTCAACTATTTTCATCCTCCGAGTGTTGCTTGGTCTTGGACCTGTTGGTTTGCTTGTTGTGCGTTGCTTACGTTTTGCGCGATGACGAACGCTTGAATGGGGCCGCTTTGCCCAGCACCCTCTCCCAAGAACCCAAGGTCGAGAGTTGGCGCTCCGGGTGCGTTGACGGCTCCGGTAGCAAAACCGCCCGCCGGCCCCCTGTCTTCGGTCGCCGGTGGTGGTGGGTTGCTTCCTTGAAATTGCGTCTTGCGTATGTTTTGGATTTGAGCAAGGCCGGCCGCCCCTGCGGTTGCCGCCGCGATGAAGCGCGAACCCGGGAACGTGGCGTCCTTTGCCAATGCGTCCGTGATGGCTTGGCTCGTGTTCAAGACAGCCGACGCAAGGGAGAGGGCTTTGTTGCGCTTGAAGGCACGTCGGGCACCCTCCTCGTCGTTTTTAGCGAAGGCGTTGCTCAAGTCGTTGAGCGCGGATAGCGCGGCAAACGTCATCGCCCGCTTCTGTTCAAGCAACGCACGCTCTTCGGCCCGTTCTTTGTCGCGTCGTGCTTTGTCCTTGGCGGCCGCGTCGTCTTTGAGTTTCTGTTCGTCGGCCAGCCGCTTCTCCTCAAGTTTGAGCTTTTCCTCGGCCGCTTTGCGTTCGTCTTCGATTTCCTTCTCGCGTGCTTTTTCCTCGTCCTCGATGCGCTTCGTTTCCGCCGCAGCTATTCGGTCCTGTTCGGCTTGACGTTGCAAGAGAAGGGACTGTCGTTCACCTTCGAGGCGCTTTTGGGTGCGAAGGGATGCGGTTTCGAGTTCGATGACGGCGGCTCGTGCGTCGGCTTGGCGTTGCAAGTCCTCCTCAAGGCTCTCGCTCTGTTCCACCTGCGCGGTGATAATGGCCTCCCGTTCACGGGCAAGGCGCAGTTGCTCGTCAACCGTTTCTTGTTCGAGCTTGATGGCCGTGTCGAGGGCTTTGATGCGCTCGTCGAAGCTCTTGGCCTCGTCCTCCACGGCCAGCCTTGTCTGGGCGATGGCTTTGTTGGTTTCGGCCCTGACCAAGTTGAATTCGCGCTCCTCATCCTTGAGGGCGTTCATGCGCTTCTGCAATTCGCCCGCAGCCTTTGTTTCCGCTACAATTTCTTCAGTGATTCCAGAGAACGCGCCCTTGACGTCTTGAAGCGCACCGGAGAAGTCACCCTGAAAGAACTTGACCAAGGCACCGCCTAATGAGGAAATGCGGTCCTTAATAACAGCAAACGCCGCGCCCAACGCTTCGGTGGCAACCTTGAGTTGCTCGGCCCCTCGCTTGGTGCTTGTAAAATAGCTGACGAGCGTACCCATCGCCACCACAATCAAACCGATTCCCGTGGCGGCAAGGGCTACCTTGAAGGTTTTCAGACCGGACACGGCCGTCTTTATTCCTCCCCCAAACTTGCGGAAACCGGTAATGGCTCCCCCGGTCATTTTGTCGAGCTGGTTGGTTAGTCCCGACGTGGCCGACGTTACGTCGTCGACTGATTGCTCCGTCTGTGCGAGCCCTTTGTTGATGCCTTGCGTGTCGGCGTCAAACTCCAGGATGATTTGTTGCTTGGTTACAGCCATTTGACGACGTTATAAATGCCCCAACCAAAGGCCCCAAGGTAAGCAACGGTCAACACGACGTCCAACGGCTTCACCCACCAAAGGGAGGGCTTGCGTGTCTTGGTTGCCACGAGCAGGTCGATGGCTTCAATGATATGACGCGGGTTCTGCATTTGCTTACGTTGGGTTGATTTCGGAATTGGGCGGCTTGCAAAGGTTGACAGGTGTCACGCCACCGATGACCGTGGTGTTCTTGACCCAGTTGTAGCCGTATGCCTCGCAACACGCTTGCGACCCGTAGTCCGGAGAGCCTGCGGTTGAGCCGTTGAAGAGGACGTAGTTTTCCTTCGCAATGTGGCTTGTCGGCACGTCCTCGCAAAACGCGATGTCCGACAACACCTTCAAGCATTCAACCTTAACCAACCCCTCTACGTTCGCGTCGTATGTCATGCGCAGCACGCGCCACCGCGCTCCACGCATCCAAATTTTATCGCTGAACTCAAAGTCGGCTAACTCAACGCGGTCCAGCTTCACGTGGAGCGTCATGATTCGCGCCTCCTCGCTGTAAAGTTCAGTCACGTACTGAGACCAATACTTGACGAACAGTGTGTTGACGGGCGGCGTAGCCATTGGAACAAAGGGGCGCTCAACGCCATACTGTAATTGATTGTCAGTTAGCGCGGGTTGGTCGGTGGCATACGGCGAGAAGTACGGAAATAGCGTCGCCGCGCTCCCTGTGGTGCCGTCGTCGGCCTTGACGTAGTATTCGCCAAAGTTGTCCGTGAGGCCGCCGTAGTAGGCGAGCATGGGCTTTGGGTTCTCGATGCGTTGGCCGCTTGCGTTGATGCTCCGGTAGATTTGGAACGGCGTGCCCGGAATGAGGCTCACAATGTAAGGCGCAAAGGGCGCCTCGATAACCTTGTCGCCCGTCGCAAAGTCGTTCTCGGGGTCGAGCACTTGATAACGCCCATACACGCGCCCACGTTGGTCTTGGACGGCCGTGGCCACGAAGTCCTGCCCCGGTGTTTGCGTCCACTCGTATCGCTTGGCCTGAAGGTCCGTCGTAGGCTTGATGGTGATGTCGTGGTCGTAGTCGATGAGGTCGTTCCACGCCTTCTCGGCGCCTCCTGTCATGTAGTCGATGTACGGCTCGATGAGCAGGTGGTTCTCCCTGTTCTTGTCCGGCACGAACACGAGGTTGAACATTTTCTGAAGGCCCAACACGAAGTCAATTTGCTTCATTTCGGGCAGGTTCTCCGAAATGGTTACGTCTTGCCCACTCAACTCGACCACGTTGAAAATTTCGAGGTTGGTGTTGTAGTAGCTCGTGACGTCGCTGGTGCTTGTGTTTGGGATGTCCCCAAAAATTTTTACGCTTGCGTTTTGGAGCTTGTATTTTAGGGACAACGTGTCGCCCGTTTCAAGAAACAAAGCCGGACCACCTACGTGCCCAATCCCGTCACCGTCATAGGTCCACGTCAGTTGGCCGCCCGTAATTGTGCCGCCAGGGTTTGAGACGTCCAAAATTTTCTCGTATTCCGAGCCGTTCTTGTAGACCCATACTTCAACCTGACCAGTCCCCGTGAAAGCGTACGGAATTTTGATGCGGACGGAATAAAGGCCCGTGAATGGTGCCGTGTACCTGTGGTTTGGGTTGTTCTCAAAGTTTGTTGAAGCGTCGCGGGCGTTGTCGATGTCGTCACGCAGCGGCAGGGTGACCACATTTGTTGGCCCAGTCCTGTCGGCATTGATGCCCACGTGGATGGTGTTGTCCTCGTCGCCTTCGCTCTCGGGAGAAATGGCGCCGTTGTAGCACGGCAAATAGACGCGGTCAAAGTTGCCCTCGCCGGTCGTGTCAAAGAACGTGCTGTCGTAGGTGTAGCCGGCCGAGGCCATGATAGCGTTGAACAAAACCTTGGCTTGAATAAATGGCGTCAGCTCGCCTTGTTCAAGTCCGTTGTCGTCTGACCACGGTGGGTTTGTGCTGCTCCAGTTGAAGCCCTTGTCAATAAGGCCGTATCTAATTGCTGGTCCCGGAGAGTTGCCGAGCCAAGTGGCCTGTATGTTAGCGGCGTTCAAAATATGGTCGTGGGCGCTCAAGTCTAGGTCAGACAAGAGCGAGTCTGCAAGGGCGGCCTTGAGGTCTACCGCACCCGCAAAGAACACGAGCTCGATGTCGGCGTAGTGTTGCTTCTGAAGGTAGACGGCCTTGACTTGCACGAACCCCCGGAGGATGGAAACCGAACCCGAAAACAGCTCGGCCGCCTTTTTAGTTTTGAGGTTGACGTTGGCGGGTTCGCTTGTTTGTATGGGGCCAAAGACGTCGATGTTCTTTTGCGTGCCTGGCACCCTAAAGGTCTGCGAGAACGAACCGACCGGGCTGTTGATGCCCTCAAGGTCGGAGAACTGGATGGTAAGGTTGACCGCCTCGTCTTGGTAGAGGTCGAGGTCAACGTCGGAAACGTTGAGCCTTAGCATCGGACCGGGTTTGCATCTTCAATAACGAGAGACACCCGGTACATTTTCGACCCCGCCGGCTCGATGAGAAGGGAGTCGGTTTCAACCACGCAGGGCGCCCACGCGGCGGTGCCGTATCGGTAGTACACAAGGCGCGACCTCATGCAAAACTCCAAAAGGGCCCGCTCGTCTGTTGTGAACTGGTCGTGCGTTAAGGTGAAGCGTTTGCGCCCTTCGTTGTGAAAGGTGGTCGTGCCACGGTCCCAAGGTTGCCAAGAGGTGGTGGTGCCTTGCCAATCAAGGGGGTCTTTACGAAAACGCTTCTCCTTTTTTTGTATGGTCTTAGGTGCGCGCGCGTCGAACCGGACCATGTCCCACCCTCCGACGCTGTTAGCCCATGCCAGTTGGACGGGTTGGTGCTTGATGGGCCGGCAGTCGCGGTGTATGCGTAGCGTCGCACCAAGTTGCACCCCAGTTTGTTCCGGGATGAGGTCACAATATGACCAAGTGTCGTCCCAGTCGCTTCCAAAATATGCCTCAAG